ATACATTCTTATGTTGATTCAAGTTCTTTACAGGATGACCAAAATATAAGTAAAATTTTGTTTTTTTATCCTAGTAGGGTTAATAATGAATTTAATTATAGAACAAATGTTGATGCAAATACTTCAATAGAAACACTACCAATTATACCTTTTTCGTGGAAGAACAGAGCCTATGATAATAATTTTACAATGGGAACAGGCAATACTATGAATGACCAATCATCTATTTTTAAGGCTGCTGAAAAAACTGAAAATCATACAGGAGTAACTGGTTTTGTTCGTTCATTTACTACAAATATAATAGCCACTGAATTTCCTAGTATTGGATTTACTTTAGATTTTGAAGAAGCGAAAGTAATAGGCGATAATTTCTTTGATTGATGAGGTAGTAAAATGGCTAATGTTTATATTGGAAATTCTAAAGCATTAGTATTTCCTGTTATGTGTGATGGTTATTTAAAATTAGATGCCGATACAGTAGGCACAGGCACGTCTAGAGGCAACTTCTGGAATCACTCTGATAGTTTTACCATTGAAGCAATTATAACGCCATATGACGTTAATGGTAATGGTCATGCTTCTGATGATATAGATACTAAAACATCAACAAAAACTCCACCTAGTCCTGCCGAAGATGAAACTGAAAGTGGGTTTCAAAGTTCTAGATACTTTGGTACAGGGGATTATACAAATCATATAACAAATCGCCTTTCTCATAAAATGATGTTATTTCACAATAATAATTTTAAATTTTATTTACAAAATACTACAACTACTAATTATAATCAACCTGCTGAATATAAACTATGTGTTGATTTTACTAATACATCAGGATTAACTACTACTATTTCTAGTGATAGTCCGATTATAACATCGGTTAATACTTTACATGGTTATTATGATGAAGATGGTTATTACCAAAAACACACTACTAGTCTTACTGAATTGGCTTCTGACGCTACTATTTCCGGTGCTACGCTAACTTTTGGTAGTAGTTATTCTACTAAAATGGCTGAATTAGGAGCGCATAGTAGTGGCGGTACTGAAATATTCAATAGTAGTGGTGTTAGTTTAGGAAAAGTGATTAGTAAAAGCGGCTCAAATACTACACTTAATTCTTCTTCCTCTTTATCGGGAGTATCAATTTATATTTCTCAACCTAGAGAAGCAATGTATTTAGAAGAAATTTACAAGGTTTCATGTTCTTACAGGAAGAACGGAGAAATAGAACTTTATGTTAATAATCAATCTATTAAAACTCAAACTATTTCTGTACCTGCATTTGAATTTGATAATACAACAAATAGTGGAGAGTCTAGAATTGGTAAAGGTACTTTAATTAGCGAACAATTTATGGGAGAATTATTTGAAATCTCCATGCATAAAGGAAAAGAACCTAGTTTAACACTTAATACTTTAACTCCTAGTTACAGTAATATTTTATTTTATTATACATTTGGTGAGTGAAGTGTCTTATTCGGGTAGAATGTTATTTCCATTAAATATAGGTGTTAGTGAAACTGAGATAACTATTAGCAATGGGTCTAATGTTTATACTGATAGAAACAGTACTAATAATAAAGCAAAGGCATTTAAAAATGTTTCAGTTAACCCTACATTATATACAGCAGGTTTAGAAAATGAAACTGATTATAAAATAGAAAGTAATACTAACCCATTCTCTTCTATAATTCATACAGAAATAAGAAAAGCACCTAGAAAGGATGGTACAGTTCAAACGAAAATAGTAGCCACTACAAACAAAGAAACAACTCCTTCTTTCAAAGTAAAAATATATGATTCTAATTTTGCTGACGAAACTGTTAATAATATTGCTACTAACTTGCGAGCAACTTATCATCCTAGTTCGGACTTTCCTACTGATAGAGTAGGTTTAGATATAGAAGATTATGATTATTTTATAATTTTAAACCATGATATATTAGATACTGCAAGCGGTAAGGGAGTTGACTCTGTTAATGCACACTTTGCTAAAGTAACTAGAATAGTTTCATTTGATGAATTTGGTGATGGTGTAGAGTTTAGTCCTAAATATAATGGTGATATACCAAAAGGAACTACATTTGAAATATACAAGGGAGCAGCAAAAACAGATACAGATTTAGTAGCGGTATCTTATGGTTTAAGGGGAGATAATTCTGCTACAACAGATAAATACGATAAAATATGTAATGTAAATACTCCTACCTTTTATTTTTACAATGATAGGTTAAAGGAAAAAGACCAATTAGATTACAATGAAAAATATACGGTAACTTCTACTAGAGTTTGGGATGATGACGATGTTATTGTGGCTACTGATTTTGTTACCGCAGGTGTTCCTAATGGCAGTATAACACAATATGAAGTAGGCAGTACAGGAAAATATTTTATAGTGTCTAGTGATGATTATGATAAATTGCAAGAAGGAATGGCAATTTTTAATGGAACTAATTATTTAGGAAATGTAGAATTGAAATACACTGTTACATCTTATCATAGATTTTATTTAGATTTTTATAGACACTCAACTCCACTCGCAGCAACAAATGTTAATTTTAATTTAAGAATAGGAACAACAATACAAAATGTAGTATTCAAAACAGAAAGCAAATACAATAATACTATACAGAATTTAGGAAGAAATAATTTAGATGCTATATTAGTTGATAATACTTTAATAGATGATGAAGATGATAGTAATTTTGACCCCTTATATTGGAACAAAGCATTCCCATTAATGAAAAGAAGTTTAACAGACGCAAACTCTTTTTCGGGTAATGTTTGGACTAATAGTGAAAATTTAAATGGGGCTATAAAATATATAACTTTTGAATCTGCACAATTAAAGAATGATAAAATTCCTACTACATTAGATACCATTGTTAATAATCCAAAAAATAAAATGAGTAAAATGGCTACGGTAGTTACTTTAGATAATAGTGGTACACAACATTTGAAAGTTAAAGAAGATTCTAAAATGGTAGTTAGAAATGGTCTTTATTCTGATACATTGAAACTTAAAAAAATAGAACATACCGTTAGTTCTAGTTCTAATACAATTACTATAAATGGTTTAACAGGTGAATATGATTATGCTTCAATATTAGCAGATAATACTATTGTAGAAATAGATGGGTATCATTATATTATCGCTTCCGTATCAACAAGAAATTATACATTAACCACTCAAACATTTACGATAGATGCTAGAAAGACAGTAAACAGTAGTGTATTTGTTGGTGGTTCTACTGTTCATAGTTTCAGTAGTGTAGATTGTTATGTAGTTCCATATTCTAATAATAAATTAAATGTGGAGTTCGCAGCAGATACAGAAGTAAGACATGACCAAAGTGATAGATTAACTTTAGAGAATCGAACAGTAGAAGTTAAAAATACAAAATTATATAATGCTAGATTGTCTATTACCAATAAATCAGGGCATGATGTGAGAGTAAACTATGGTGATAGAACACATAAATATCTAACTATATTAGATTCCACTAAACAATATTATCAAAAAACCCCAATATCAAGAATGTATTATTATAATGGTAGTTATACTCTAAATGAAGAAGTATTCAATGGTAATGTTGAAGATATAGAGTCTAAAAATGAATCAGGTATGATGACTTATACTATATCAGGTAGAGATGAAATTGCTAATTTATTAACAACTACTGTAAATAAAAATCTAAACTTTACTGATGATATAGTTTATTCTACATTAAATCCACATATAGATAATTTTTCTTCACCTGTTAATTCTGATGGGGCAGTTACAAAAGATGTTTCGACTAGTATAACAATTGATGGCGCATTTACTTTTAAAAAATATATGTTATTCTTTAATTCGTCTTATGAATTAATAGGAGAATACTCTAGTAGTACACAATCAGGAATTGACCCTAACACAACTACTACAATTATATTAAAGGATAAAGCGTATGTTTCTTCGTCAAACAATACTAACATATATTATTACAATCCTTTAGATACTTCTTCTAGATTTATTTCGGGTGTTAAAGCGTTAGCAACTAATGTAACTGAAACAACAAGACCTACAGATTTCACAAATACTTCTGAAAAGGGATTGGTTTTTAATGAAGGATTAAACTTTACATATAATTCTACTTATAATACCTTTACTTATTTAGATTTAAAATTAACTTCTAATAATGGTTCTTTTGAAATTGATGGTTCTTATGGTTATGATATATTAAAACCTTCAAATATAGTTAAAAGAATAAAATCAGATAATTCTATTGTTGATGAAGATATGCCTTCCAGTACATATTTATTAAAAATAGGAAAAGAAAAAGAAACTAATATAGAATATACACAAAAGAATATTGTTTCTTCTGAAATGTTTCATGTTGTGGATGTTAACGATGTTAATGATTCTAAAAATATAGTAACAATTGCACCTAATTTTCCTGTTGTTTTAGGAACTCAAGATAATAATTCTACTGATACTAGGTTTTTATCTTCTACTAATAGTGATAGTGTAGCCAATTACCATGCAGGTTTTTATTTATTAAATAGTAATTTACATACAGGTGGTTTTATTCATAAGTTTAAATCCCAATTTCAACACTATTTTGCACCCGAAGATACTTTTAAGTTTGTAGATTTACAATCTTTTTCTAATAATACATTAATACCATATGATAATTATACAAACTCTTGGTCTAGGATTTATCAAAACGCTAATAGAAAACATAAGATAAAAGGATATACAACAGGAGTTAAGTTATTACCCAATGGTACTAGAGATTCTAGAACTACAAATGCTTCGGATTTAAATTGGTTTAATAGAGCAGACGGAA